TTGGGGCAAACTTCAATGCAACAAGCGTGTCATCACCCGGAGAAACAACCAAACCCGGGATATCGTTCAATGACGGAATCAAAAACGGACATCTGGGAGCAGACCTAACGGGAATCGAAGCCGCAACAATCAACCAGCTGCGTCAGGCATTTGCAGTTCAGCACTACTATGAAGCACTGGCCCGTGGAGGCAGCCGATACCGTGAACAGGTACGAACACTGTTTGGCGTAAGCATCAGCGATAAAACGGTTCAGGTGCCGGAGTATCTGGGTGGCGGACGCTATCATGTAAACATCAACCAAATCGTACAGACCAGCGGGCAGCAGACCGCAGACGATACGCCTATCGGTGAAACCGGTGCAATGTCTGTCACACCGATTAACGAAAGCAGCTTCACAAAAAGCTTTGAGGAACACGGGTTTGTTATCGGTGTTATGTGTGTTCGCCATAATCACAGCTATCAGCAAGGCTTGGAACGATTCTGGAGCCGCAGTGACAGACTGGACTACTACTTCCCGCAGTTTGCAAATCTGGGCGAACAGCCTGTCAAAAAGAAAGAAATCATGCTGACCGGCACAAGCACAGATAATGAAACGTTCGGCTACCAGGAAGCCTGGGCAGACTACCGAATGAAGCCTAACCGGGTAAGCGGTAAAATGCGGAGCAATGCAGAAGGCACGCTAGACTTCTGGCACTATGCGGACAACTACAGCACCGTGCCGACACTGAGCCAAGAGTGGATGAACGAGGACAAAACAGAAATCGCAAGAACTTTAATCGTCCAGAACGAACCGCAGTTCTTCGGGGCAATCAGGGTAATGAACAAAACCACTCGCTGCATGCCGCTGTACAGCGTGCCGGGTCTGGAAAAACTGTAAAGAAAGGAGGAAGCCCGCAGAAATGCGGGCTATATTTAAAATGGCAGGACTAGGAGCAATGCTTGCAAGTGGAGCAGCCAAAGCAGGAGCATGGTTAGCACAGAACCCAGCAGTCATAACCGGAGCGATGCAACTGCTGGGCGGTGGACTATCATCAATGTACGGCCAAAAAAGCGAAAACATCAGCCAAGGAAGCAACGTAAGCACAGGAAAGGGCGGTGGAACATCACTAAGCGTTGCAGAAGGCGGCACGAATGACGAACAGATAATGAAATATCTCAGTCAATACTACAACTGGCAGGGCGGGCAAAACGCATTCCAAAGCAAAACAAACCGACAAAACATGCTCATGCAGATGGGCTATAACACGCTGGGGGCAATCCAACAGGGTATTTACAACCACATCGAACAAAACGCCGCAATGCAATACAACAGCGCAGAAGCGCTAGCAAACCGCAATTTCCAAGAAAGAATGAGCAACACAGCATATCAAAGAGCCGTAGAAGATATGCGAAAAGCAGGACTAAACCCGATTTTGGCATACGCACAGGGCGGAGCAAGCACACCGGGAGGTGCAGGTGCAACAATCACAGGCGCAAGCATGGGAATGCCAACATCAAGCGCTCTGGGAGTATCTGCGCTAAGCGGCAACGTGCCAAACAGCTACTACAATAAAAGCATTGCAAAATCAACGTGGTATCAGCTCTCCGAAGCCGTAGGAACCCAAATGTCAAAAGGCTATACAAGCCCATACGAGCTAACAAAAGACCTGCTAAAAACATACGAACAGATGGAAGATACAGAAAAAACAATTCCATTCAACGCGGGCGGAGGAAAATTCCACGCAGGAGGAGGAAGAAAAAAGTGAGTTGTTACAAGCCACTAATCAGGCTGTACAACCCAAACAACAAGGAAGTGAGCGGGCGGGTGTATTCACTCGCCCGCATTTCTCAGTTAAGCGGGAAACAGCTAAGATATGAAGATTTGATGTATAATCCGAAAGTTATGTTGATACCATGCGGACAATGCATCGGATGCAGAATCAGGCAGCGAGAGGACTGGACAACACGAATCGAGCTGGAAGCAAGAGATTACCCAAAAGAGCAGGTATGGTTTATCACACTAACTTATGACGATGACCACGTACCAGGCATGATAGTAAAGACAGGCGAAATCATGCGAAAAGTACAATACACATGGAAGCCGGGAGAGAAGCGCCCAGACAGCGTACAAATTCTGCTATATGAGGATATTCAAAAATTCTTAAAACGTCTCAGAAAGGCTTACAGGAGCAAATTACGCTATTTTGTAGCGGGTGAATACGGAGAACAAACAGCGAGACCGCACTATCACATGATACTATATGGTTGGGAGCCGACAGACCTAAAAAACTTGTACAAAATTCACCACAATGGATACTACACCAGCGAGTGGTTGAAAGACCTGTGGGGCATGGGTCAAATACAGATAGCGCAAGCCGTTCCAGAAACCTATAGATATGTTGCAGGGTATGTTACAAAAAAAATGTACGAAATAGACGGAAAAAAAGCCAATGCATACTACGAGTTGGGACAAACAAAGCCATTTGCTTGCATGAGTCTAAAGCCGGGCCTTGGAGACCATTACTACCAAGAGCACAAGGCAGAAATTTGGAAACAAGGATACATTCAATGCAGCAACGGAAAACAAGCACAAATTCCTAGATACTACGAAAAGCAGATGGAAGCAGAAAACCCACAAAGACTGTGGAGAATCAAACAAAACAGGCAGAAAAACGCAATAGAGCAGAAGCGTCTACAGCTGGAAGGAAAGGACTATAAAACGATCCTAGAGACAAAAGAACGTGTCACCAAAAAACAAACGAAAAAGCGTGGTATTTTATAATTGGTGTCACCTAGCCCAGTACCTATCAAGTAAGGTACTGGGCTATTATTGTTTAGTCTCACGTGAAAAGTGATAATTATTACTATTTAACTAATTATTCTAATCGCGCACACACGTACACGCGAAAAGTACACGCGCACGCGTGCGCACGTATTATAATATAACTTGTTGTAGTCGTAGTAGTAGAGTATGTGGAAAAGTTGAAAACTACTATTTTATAACGACAGAGCGTAAAAAACAGCTGAAAAGAAATGTTGAAAGATTTGTTGAAAACTTGTTGAATTGTTGAAACACTCTATTATGCTAAAGTTTAACAATGTTGAAATGTTGAAAAGTATGTTGAAAATGTTGAAAACGCCTGCCGCGGGCATCCGACTTGAACGTCAAAAATTTTTTTCAAAAATCCTTGACTTATCAAGCCGGGTATGATATAAAAAAAACAAGAGGTGGTAAAAAAATGAGTACAGCAATCTTAAACCAAACAAACAACGACCGATTAACGCAACACTTCAAAGCTGAAGAGTTTAGATGCAAAGACAAAACAAAAGAATTCTTGTGGGCACCTAAACTACTCGAAATCTTGGAAACAATCAGAAACCACTTCGACACTCCGGTCATCATCAACAGCGGATACCGCACACCGAGCTGGAATACAAAAGTAGGTGGAACACCAAATTCATACCATTGCAAAGGAATGGCCGCCGATATCGTAGTAAAAGGACGCTCAAGTAAAGAAGTTGCAAAGTACGCAGATAGCATCATGGAACAAGGCGGAATAATCAGATACACCAACTTCGTACACGTGGATGTGCGTGAAAATAGATACAGAAAGGGGGTGTAACCAATGGCATTGATTAAGGTCAAAGATCTGCGGGAAGCAATCCAGATGATCAAAAAAGTTCTGGAAAAGCTCGACGAGATCTATCACATCCTGAAAGAAAAGGAGTAAAGCATGATGCACAAAACATGGAACGTACGAGACCAGCCCGAAGAAGATATTAGGCTAGAAGCCGAAAGACTATACAAACAGATAGAAGCTGGATACAAGATGATAAAAAAAGTCTCCAGCTCAGAAGAAGCAAAAAAAATCATTGACCGAATCTGGATTATGAAGAAATGGGCAAATGACATCGAACTAGAGCTGCTCAGAAGGGAGTACACACATGAAGCACAGGCAGAAAATGCCAGTACGCACTGACAAACGAATGTTCAACGTGACGGCACGCAAAACAAAGAGTATCAACTTAAGCCAGAAACCCATGCGAGGCGGCATCAGACTGTAAAGGAGAAAAAAAGATGATTCACGGATACTATGGCATCTACGACAGCGTAGCAAAGTGCTACTGCTACATCGGCGAGAGCAAAAACGACAAGACCTTTGCACGAATGTGCGAAATCATGGAAAAAGATGAAAAAACGTTTCTAGGCCAGTCGCCCGAAGACTACAAAGGCTACCACATCGCAAACTTCAACGATGAAACCGGCGAATTCAGAAGCATCGAGCCGGAAAAAGTCTGGGAGGGCAAAACGCATGAATAAGAGATACGAAGAAGGGCGGGAGCCCTTCTTTTCAAATCCAGGCGAAAAAATGCGTAAACAGTACGTCTGGGGCAAAGACAAAGAAGGAGAAAACAAGCTGATTGAAACAGAATCAATCGACATTCAAGCTGAAATCGAAAGCTACGCAGACGAATGCGACATCAAAAACATCGTCCGCAAGGCTAGCTTTGACCCGCAGTTTGCAAAAAGTCTGGTAGATAGCGCAAAAACGGACGAGACCGTGGATATGACCGAATGGCCTACCAATATTCACGAATATCACGCCATGATGGCAACAGCACAAGCCAACGCAAAGGAACTGCAGCGAATGCAGGAAAAGGCAGCAAGCGAACCAAAGAAACAAGAGGAGAACAATGAACAATGAACCGGAATAATGAGAGACACTTCAACCAAGTACCAGAAACACACGTCAGCCGGACACGCTTCAACAGAGACCAGAACATTCTGACAACCTTCGATGCAGGCAAGCTGATTCCGTTCTATGTAGACGAAGTACTACCCGGCGATACTTTCAGCGTGGATACAGCGGCAATCATCCGAATGACCACACCGAAATACCCGGTTTTTGACGATGCATTTATCGACTTCTACTACTTCTTCTGCCCGAACAGAATCCTATGGGATAACTTCAAGCGATTCATGGGCGAAGCAGACGATAATCCGTGGATGCCAACAAAAACATACAAGATTCCAACAATCAGAATCAAAGGAGACGAAACCGAAGAAGAAAAATTACCATACGCAAACGGAATCCTTGACTACATGGGAGTGCCAACAAGAATTAAAAAAGGAAAAGAGCTAGACATAGAAATCAACGCACTACCGATAAGAGCATACGTAAAAATCTGGAACGAATTTTTCAGAGACCAAAACGTCGGAAACCCCGCAGTAAACTCAACGGGAGATGAAACAGTAAACTACCAGGACAACGACGAAAATGATAAAGATGCAACACTCAAAAACGCATACAAAGGTGGACGGTGCTTACCTGTAAGCCGATTCCACGATTACTTCTCAAGTTGTCTGCCGTATCCGCAGAGAGGACCGGAAGTAACAATTGCACTGACAGGAAATGCACCTGTAACAACGTTCAAAACAGAAAAACTTGAAGAGCGGCTGCAACATGACTTTGGGGCAAACTTCAATGCAACAAGCGTGTCATCACCCGGAGAAACAACCAAACCCGGGATATCGTTCAATGACGGAATCAAAAACGGACATCTGGGAG